TGATGTAATTGATTATTTTTGAGCAGGGATATTTTACGCACAGACGCCTCCCCACCCTTGTTTGTGAGCACGGTACAAGGCATAATAATACCAAAACCGCGACCCTTCAAAGTTCAAAGTTCGTCAGCACACGGGGCCTTTAGAAATTTCACAAATAACACTTCCCCTACGCAACTACATTGATCCCGAGACACCAGAACCAACAATGCCATCGGTTTACCGTATACGCAGTTGCCTCACGTTTGCAACATCCATAAATGTATCAACAGCCCCAACAAAGGTGATCATGAGTCCAGCGACACCCATTGCTGTTGAAATCCACCCAATGATAGGTGACACGTCATGGATACTCCCCTGACCTGTCGTCAAATCGAACTCCTGGGTGGAGGGCTTCCAAAATATTTTGGTTCCCAAAGGCACGTCTTCACCTTGGGGTGTTTTCAACACACACCCAAAATATTTCACGACTTCCCCACAATACAAATCACCGGGATCCATATTGTAGGTAAAAGAATGTGCAGTGTCATAACACGTGAGCTGCGGAGTAGCGGTCACACCATTATCAACCATAGCTGTCATGCTTGGTGAGATATCGGAAGCAGTACCACTACCTGTAATGTAGAACCTATTAAGTGTAGTGGGTGCATTAATGACGGATTCACCAGTGGCAACTTCCGGACTAATAAACGTAACATCGTAGTCAACATAGAGAGTACCACATGATGTGCTGCTACTCAATCCTGTACCGACCACGAAAGTCCTAAGACTGCCAAAACAGCTCTCACGAAGGCCATCGCTCAGATCATTGTACAAAGTCATGTGCTGCCAGGCCCCATCAGGAAGCCGTCGATTCTTGACTTCCAATGTATGCACCTGGCAGATAGGACCGAGTAGATTATCTGCAAACGACGCAAAATGCGCAATTGCAGTATCTTCAGTTGGAGGCAGGTCCGTGACATCATGCTCGAAAGCCATTGATATCTGTCCAATGGCTGAGGCTCCCAGGGTAGGTTCAAAACGGTACTTGAGAGAATGAACAAAATGTTTCTCATAGATCTTGAAGAGATTACCCGTCCTGGTACCATGGAGATCGAGTTGACAAAAGTCAAAACTTTGCACACGATCCAGCTCAAACACCGCGCCCAACGACTCGGTGCCAGACACTCGCTGCATCCAGTTCGAAGTTCCGCGAGGGCCCGATACCTGTCTTCGCGTAGACGCGTTTGAAAGCTTGACTGGCGCTTTACTTTTCCGTCTTGCCATGACATTCTTCTTTGCATTCTTCACATTGACTCCCTTCTTTGGCATGTTTTCAAAAGTTCGTATCTACTAGAGATATGTTCACACATAAGAGATTTTCACACTTCGTATGTTGTGGGCACTTTGAAAGGGTCCGAGGCTAGGGGTTTTACTCCCTGGCGACGCAGAAATCTACAAACTGCTGTCGCCCCTCCATCATCAGCACATCCAATTGCAAACCCGTCAAACCATAACGGGCATTGAGCATGACATCGGTTTCATCGTTAGGCATCAACATATGTGGTAGCGTCATCCACTGTTTACCAATGTCAATTGCTTTGAAGTAGTCATATTCTCGTGGCATTACCACCTCACTAGTCCGACTCAAGGCGTGGGAGACCAATAGGCGTAATCCCGGCACTACTTCTGCACCCGGCAGTACAGAGAGTGCCGCGCCTTTGGCCATAGCTAAATCAACTTTATCTTTGTTGGGCATACCAAAAGCATACCCAAACTTCCCCACCACGCGACCCAACTTTGGAGCCAGGATGCGCAGTGGGCCCGCCTCAAATCCCAATATATCCTCAGTGAGGTTTGCTGGATAAAAATACTGTGAGCAGAATGAAGGTGTGTAGGGGTTATCATGGATAATAACTTTCATTTGATGTCCAAAGCACGAGCAGGCCAACTTATACTGCTGCTCATCCCACTTCTCATGGAACAAGCGCATTGGTATGCCGGCTAACATGTCATCACCCATAACAATAGCCCGATAGACACCACCA